GAGTTCTACAAGCTCCTGATGGAAGGCAGGATCATCCACGGCGGCAATCCTGTTATGGCCTGGATTGGAGGGGATGTGGGGGGGGAGGGGGTACAACGGATGTTGATACCTCGCAGACCGAGAGCGTAGCGGAAAGCGAAAGTAGCGAAGTAGAGCCGACATCGACGGTAGAAATGCCGGACGGATTCACAAAAATAACGCAAGAACAGGCTGAATCATGCCCGGATGGGGATGGAGCGGTCAAAGCTCTGGAAACGGCTTTACAGTCGATTGGAGTAAAGAAAGTTTCTGATTGCTATTGGGGGAATTACAAGACAGCCGGAAGTGTTGTCGATATGGAGGCTTACCTTATCACAGATGCACAAAACCTTATCGTCAGATGCCAGTACCTGAATAATAACTGGACGGTTGTTTATATCACTGACAGCGAGAACGGACATTTGTATTATCCTACAACCGGTAAGGATGCGTATAACTACACAACAGGGGAATTGATAAAGCAGGAAGAAACAACAGAGCCTGCGGCGGTAGAGGACACGCAGGAGGAATCCAAAGAGCCTGAAACGCAGGAAGTACCACACCGGGATGGAATGTACGGAATCAGTGACAAGAGCTGTCACGATATAGATGCAACCTTTTCCAGGGATAAAGTGCGGAATGATGTTACTGGAAAGTGGAGAGTGTCTGCCATTTCTGCGGATGTGCAGATGGTGGAATACGCAAAAGATTACTACCAATGGAAATTTACGAACGATGATGAGATTCACTGCATTGTGAATTTTTATAATAATACAACAACGAAGATACAGTATCTTAGCGGAAACCTGTTCGTTACGGTCCATGAGTATGTAAAGGGAGAGGAGCACGATGCTAACCTGATGTTCAGTGGAACAGTCCTCCAGGATTTTATAGTTTATCTCGATAATGGAGATATTGAGCAGATACAATAACAGAGTTATCCCCATAGTTATTCACATTATCCACAAAATATTGAGTTGATAAAATAATCGTTTGGTAACCGACCGATACCGAACGGTTATTTTTTTATGCGTTCGGAAAATTTCGGTTTATTTTTTGAGTTTGTACCAGGTTCAAACCTGGACTTCAAAATTTGTACAACCAGTACAGAAAACCGAAAAACCGAACGGTTATTTTCTTACAATCCTTGAAAGCCGCATAAAATAAGGATTTTCTGATGATTCATTTCTAAAATAAAAACCGAATTACCGAACGGTTATTTTCTGAACCGAAAAAACCCGATACAGATACAGAAACAGATAAAGATACAGATATATAAATATATTTATGTTCATTTGTACCTCAAAAACTTTTTCAAAAATTGTAAATAAGCATATTGACACTACTAACCTACGTGTTATTATAATGTCAACAACTCAATAAAACGAGTTGGAATAAACCAAGGCAGGAGGTTAAGAGTACATGGAGGAATTTGAAATGACACAGACAGAGTTGATTTTATTTTTAGAAACATTAGCAGAAAACGTGGAGCTGAAAGCAAAGACCGGAGAAGATGCCGCAGGCATCATACGAAAGAAAATTGAGGTATTAAAAAAGGAAACCCCGACACCTGGTAAGTAAGAGGGTTTCCAATCCGTAATAAGGGTAAGGCGGTTCCTGCCACCGCCAAGCCTTACCCTTTTATTATAGCAGGGCGGTGGAAGAAATCAAGAGCGGAATGCAGGAGGACATAGAGATGGCAGCAACCAAAGAGCAGGAACGGAAAGCGTTGGAAAAAATCAAAAAAATCGTGACAGACCTTGGAGAGGATAGCTATATCAGCATGGCATTTGAGGGATGCTTTGAAATTGCCGAGGGAAACATTGAAAATGATTTCGGATGCAGCATGAAACAGAGAGCCGAAAGTTCGGCGGCAGAGGCAGCAAAATATAAAGAAATGTACGAAAGTGCAGTGAAAGATTATGAAGCAGAGAAGAGAACTGTCGAAGAACTTGAACAGAAAGTTCTCACGTTGGAAGAGGCTGGCGCAATAAAAGCTATTCTTATTGATAGCAAGACGGAGGCGATAAGAAGAACAGAAGAATCCGCCAGAAAAATTGTTGAATTTGCGGACAATCCGGATAGCGCAGAATTTAAGCAGGCTGTGCAGGACAACAGACATAACAAACAGTTGGTTGAGGAAAGCGAAAAACTTATCCAGAGGATTCTTGATACTATATTTTAGGAGGAGCAGAGCTGATGAAAAAGTACAGAGTAAACGAGAGCGAACATTTCAACCTGTATTCGATGCACGATAAGCTGAAATGCATCGAAATTGACATGCAGGAGGCACCGGCACACACATATACAGACGAGCAGTGGGATGAGGTCCAGGAAAGAATCAGCGAAGTCGAGGAGCTTATGGAAAAGGCGTATTGCGTGGGCGCATTGGTGGACTGGCCAACCTTAAAGAGAATCAGGGAGATTAAAGAGGAACGGCAGTTGATGAGATACAACGCCTGCATGGAACAGGGAGCATCGGAGAAAGATGCAGCAATGGCATTTGAATTATAAAACAGTTACCCGCCCCGGAGGGTACGAGGGCAGAAAGTGAGGACATACAAATGATGGCGAATATTGTAGCAATGTTTCATTCAGCACTGCATATGGATGATGGATACGTGAATCATATCGCAATAGTCCAGGACGTTGATGGATACCACAATCATTTTCTTTATGATGAGGACAAGGGAAAAGGAGCCGCAGGGACAGGACCATTCAAAACAATAGAGGATGCGAAACAGGATGTCATAGCACATTACCCTGATGCGAAAGAAAAGAAAATCTCCCCGGCAGGGTACAGGTATTACAGCACACAGCGTCCAATCATGCCGGGAGGATACCCGAAGCCAAAAAATAACGAAGTCCTGGAGATTGAGAACTTCGACAATAAAAAGTTTGTTGAGGAAGTAGGCTGCCAGGCATGGGGCTATATCGAATACAAAAAGCCGCTCGGACATTTTGATGTTATCAATTATGAATTGGCTGCTGTAAAGATTAAAACATTGCATCTGAAATATATCGGCAGGGATGATTGGGGACGGTACGTGTATGAGGATGAAAACGGAAAGCTCTGGAAGAATACAGACTGTTGCAGTCCGAGAGAGTGCTGCGAGGAAAGAGGAGATACGCTCAACTCATCCGCAGGCAACGAATTTGACGGAGAACCTGATTGCTTCATGGCGGCTCACATTAAAGTTGAGTATTTACCGGAAGAGGGAGGCGAGCAGGATGGATAAAGAAAATACCGGCGAACAGCCGGCGAAACTGTACCGGAATAAAGAAACAGGAGAGCTGTTTACATATCGGGAAATGTTGAAAGAATGGCGAGAACGGTACGAGGGGATTAACCCTGCCAATGGATTTTACCAATACCACTGGCACACAAGGTACGATTACTTAGGATAACGGAACAGGAGGGCGGAAAGTGAGAACGATTGATTTACTGTATCAGGCATATGTCGATGAGCGCATGGAGAGCGCAGAAAGCGGAGAGGAGCAGGAGGCGATTCGCCAGTTTAGAAATATATGCAGCAAAGCAGATAACAGCCTTATGAAATTGCAGGGCGATATATGGGACAGTATGGTCCAGTATGGAGATAGCAGAGAAAAGCAGGGATTCATCGCAGGCTTTATGATGGCGTGTGATTTATTCAGAACAGGAGGTACAGGGAGCTATAACAGTAAGGGAAATGCTTAACAGTGCAAGCGATGATGCGATAGCAAGTGCAATATTGAGAGGGGCATTCAAGAAATGCGCGTACTGTATTTATGATGATGCGATTGCACATGAAGCTGGCGAGCGAGCGTGTCCGAATCCGTACACAGGACAGTATTGCAGAGAGGGAATAAAGAAATTTCTTCAAAGCGAGGCAACAGAAACAAAGGCAGATAGAATCAAGAAAGGCAGATAGGAGGCGTGAGGCATGGAGGATTTAATTCTACACCCTGATATTGCAGAGCCGGTAATGACGTTGAGCGATAGAGATATGGGGACACTCTTCAAAGCGCTTATGATTTACAGATGGAGGGGCGAAGAACCAAAAGACTTGAGTGCGGCGGCGGATATGGCATTTATATTCATTCGGACAAAAATGGATATGGAAACCGAGGCAAGAAAAGAATACTGCCGGAAACAGCAGGAAAGAGGAAAACTTGGAGGCAGACCGAAGAAAAATCCAGAGGAAAGCAAGGAAAAGAAATAAAACTCATTTTTTGAGCTTTTTGTAAATAAAGGTATTGACACCTACCTACTACGTGTTATATTAAACTCATAAGAACGAGTTATGAAACACACAAAAGTGAGTAGGAGGTCAAAATCATGGCAGCACAGATTATCCAGTTTCCGGTACAACATAGCAACGGTTATAACAATCTGATTCAGTTATTTGAGATTTGCGATTCTTTAGAATCCTGCAATTTCTATCTTGAAAGCGTAGAACAGCTTTTTCAGAAAGGATATATTTCTGAAAAAGAGATGTACACTCTTCGCAGGATTGGCAGAGGAAAACGCCTGGAGCTGACACAGCCAGAAAAGCAGGAGTCGCAGGAGGCAACCGAACCTGGGGTGTATCAGTATACGCCGGAGATGGGAGGCGCAAAGCCTGATTGCCAGATGGAGGCGAGCCGGGGATATTATGGCGGTCATTGGTTTATTGATACGCCACTGGAAATCAAAGGCCGGGGAATTACATTCCTGAAAAAATATACGGATAAGGATTTCTGCA